CAGAAGAATGCGCGCCCTTCGGAAGAAACCGCTTGTCCACTCGTATGCTGTCGTGGCGATCTTGAAAAGTCGTAGGAATCGACTGAAGCGGAATCGAGTTCGAGGTGTCCTCGACAGAGACAAGCTTTGAGAAGTCAGCAGGTAGCGTATGGAGGAAGTCGTCATCTCCGGCTACCACTGTAGCTGTATCTGTCTTCTGGAAGAATGTCTCGTTGGCCTCGTCGATATGGCGCTTGATGTCGCCCTGGGCTCTATTCAGATAGAGCATGAGCGCGGCGCTCGTGTGCCTTGAGTTGTTCGGGTCGTCGAGATATTCTGCAGTAAGAGTCTTCTGGTCTCCGAAATTCATTAGAGAACTCCATGAGCTGGATTTCTCTTAGACTTCTTATTCTCTGACTCGAAGACGGCTGATGAGAAGCTGGTCCTCTCATTCTTGCACATAGTTACATCCTTCTTCATCTCATCAAGAAGGTTTTCCTTTTCCCTCTCTGCTGCTCGATCTCGCTCGTACTCTTCAGTCATGAGCATCTGGTCCTGCAGCATCGCTGCTCGCATACCATTAGTCCCATACTTCTTACCCATATCATTGCTGTGCAGCCACTGAATGTAGGTATCGTTCAGGGCAGGCACATCTCCGACGGATACGAGAAGGTCGTCCGATCTCGCGGGTTGAGGCTTCACAAGGCGGTAGGCGACCCACCCCTGGCGTATTGGATGCCAATACAATTCCAGGAGTGGATCGACCGCCTTAAGCTTGCGTAAAAACGAAGCATCAGGAGCCCGAGCAGGAGAACCTGCGGGTAACTCGCCCCTGCGGGCAACCATCCTGATGCTTCCATATTTATGCATTATTAGCTCGCCGTGAACTTGATATTACTCAACTTCGTATGCGCTCTGGGACGCTCATTGATGATGTTCCAGTACGCCTTCATCCACGCCTCGTACCTATCTCTCGCTTGGGCTCCAACGCCTTCACGAACGATAGTTCCGCCAGTGTCCTCCCATGACATGTCTTCCATGACAATCCACTTGATCGCTTCGCGGGAGAGGAAGTAGGCATCGTCGAACCATGTACAGTTCGCAACGCCTTCCGCATCCCTGGGATCGCCGGGGTCATGGGCATCCTTGTCACAAAGGACTACCGAGTTATTGAAGGAGATGCCTGTCCAACCAGTGGCCAGTTCCTTCTCAGTTCCGAAGCGCCGGAAGTCGGAGCCAGCGAACAGGGCTGCGAACGCACGACGGATACGGTAGCTAGTGAGGATAGCGCCCGAAGTCGAGGCTCCCTCAATCTCGGAGACATCATAGGCCTCCTGCCACTTGTCCAGCGTTACATCCACTGCATGTCCACAATCAACGACATTGGACTTCCACCAAGTCTTCGTAGCGTCTGTCCGGTCAGTCTCACCGAGGAGACCGCGAACAGTACGAAGGCTTGCATCAGAGTCCGTCCAACCAGAAGGATTCTGGTCGCTGACAAGCGCATGCAATCCCCAGAGTTCCTGGGGGGTAGTCCAGTCCGTGCCAAAGGCAGTGTCTCCAGCAGGCTTCTCTACCGAAGGAGCACCACGCGAACCGTACAGGTACAGCGCATACTCTTCAGAGGTGCCGTCCAAGTCGAAGCTACCGCCACTACCGAGAACAGTAGTCGGAGAACCCGTCGCTAAGCCGGTTGCCGGATCATAGTTCTCCAGCTTGACCGTAAAGCCCTCACGGGGATCACTGCCACCGTACCCAACCGTGGGCGCGACTCCAGCCAGATCTCCTGCAAAGACCTGCGCGATACGCACAGTTCCATCAGAAGCAGTAGCAAGACCCTTCTTGCTACCAGTGGAGTTTACACCACTTCTGGTAGACACAAAGACGGGCTGTCCGACTTCGAGCCAGCGGTCACTCTTGACCTGAATAAGGTCTTGGTTGTTGTTATTAACTACCGCGCTGCCTGCGATACCAGTTCCAGTTCCTCTGGATTGAAGGTTCGTAAGACGGCCCGACGCATCAGACCATACGGCCTTCTGCATAGTAATCGCCATATCCGTTACAAGCCCCTTGAGCTCAAGGTCCAACGCACGGGCGAAAGCACCCTTGTCGTTACGACTCTGAGCAATGGTCTGACCTGTGATTCCAATACGGCCATAGAGATAGGCCACATGGAAGCTCACAGTGTCATGAGACTGCTTGCCGGGGAACGGGATGATCGCATCTTCTGCTCTCCACCCACGACCAATGTTTCGTCCTGTATGGACGGGAATTACAGATTTCTCTCCTTGGAAAGAATCACGGCTGTAATCCTTCTTAAGAATGGACAGAAGTACATTCTTATTGATCAACATCTCCCTGATTGGGCCTTGGTAGTCCAACTTTAGGATTTTGTCAATCTCTGCTACTGTTACGCCTAATGCCATAACAATCTCCTAAGATTTACAATGCCCTTACCGCAGGGATAGGTCATATAAAAAATAACTCAGCTATCTGAGTTCGTCAACCGTTCACTAATTGAATCCGCCAAAGTTCCGTTCGACCAGTCCTTACTGGTAAATGGAACACTCTTTACTGGAGCAGCCCCACCGCCAGCCTCCGGCTGGGCGGCATTGCGCTCTCTGAGTTTCTTGATGAGGTAGTCCGATCTGTCCGTCCCCATGATCTTCGCCCACTTCTGAGTTACCTGTGAATAGGCCTTATCTGGGGTGAACTGCTCATTGGCTACCTTGTTGTAAACTTCCTTGCGCACCTCGTTAAGAAGATTCGCTCCGTCATCCATGCTCCCTATCGCATGCATGGTCTGATCCTGCTGCATCCAGGCATCAACCTGGCCTTTCAGCTGATCTACCTGACCAGCCATCCGCTGGTTATACACCTGCTGTTCGAGATTGCTCATCCTCCTGTCCATCATGTCGTTGGGATCTTCATACTCCTCCTCGACAGCAACAGACTCCTCTACGCCAGTGACAGGCTCATTCTCATAAGGGTTTGTATTGGTGTTCTGCTGAGCTGCCATCAGGCTCTGAGCTCCCAGTTTCGCTAGATACTGGTACTCTTCGTCATTAACAGTCTCGGTCCTGCCGTCGATATCAATATCATAGGTGACATCGCCGGGTTCTGGCTGAGGGGCAGGTTCAGGCGCGGGCGCGGGCGCGGGCGCGGGTTCATCGACAGTTACATTTACTGGGTCTGGGGGTGGCACTACGCCATCTTGTTCTATGTCGGACATTATCCTAATCCTTGTGGTCCTTGTGCTTCATTGTCTACAGTTTCAAGCATACGCATCATAGCTTCAATATCCTGCGGTGAGGGGGGTGCCTGCTCCGGCCCCATGCCACCTTCCATAGGGGGCATCATTCCGGGCGGTGGCCCCATGCCACCCATTGGGGGCATTCCAGGCGGTCCCATTGGCGGTCCCATTCCCGGCGGAGGCATTCCCATTCCCATGTCAGGGGGCATGCCCATCCCCATCTCCGCATCTACCGGAGGAGCAGCTTCACCCTCTGGCGAGAGCATGTCCTCCATCTTAGTCTTATGGGCAGAGATATGGTCTTCAAACAGGTTGTGAACCTCGCCTTCCAGCCCCCCGTTCTCTTCCAATAGCTTCCTGTACTCAGGGCTCTTCTGGAATTCGCGGTGCATATAAATATGCATTTCGTCATCATCGAAGGGCTTCGGCTCAACCTCCTCCTTGTTGGAGAGCTGTCCGTTTTCTATTCTTGCATTCGCCATGTCCATCTGGCCTGGGCTCATGGTCGAGGGATCCCTATTGAGTTCCAGCAATTCGAGTATCTTCTCCTTGTCTTCCTTCTTCTCCGGGTTCAGGATTCCAAATTGAGCGAGGCTCATAGCCAGTTCTCTTCTTGCTGCTGCGCTTAGGGGGATGTTGGCCCCCATCTCTACCTTAACATCAAAGTAATTAACGCCCGCCGTAGCTGAGTTCCGCCCAACAAGATCCTTCCCCTTGAAGTTACGGACATCTATCGAATGATTTTCCCCTACTATCTTTATAATCCGCTCCTCGTCAACCATAACCGAGGCTATTTTTAAGAGTTGTGCTCCGACTTCGCTCAAGGCAGTGGCCGTCATAGCAGATGCCGGGGCCATAATAGAGTCGTCCTGCTCCATAAGAGATGCTAGCCCCACCCCAGACTCTACCCGCCCCGGCGCATTACCCTGCTGTGCCTCATGTTGGCTGGATACATCCTCTACATCTCGTATTAGCCCCTCTACATTCTCATGATTTGCATTGGGCAGCGAGGCTGACTCCGCCAATTCTGGTTTCATCGGGAATGTATAGGAGATTCGCTCTCCGGGTTCCCCCGTAAATGCCGTATCGTTTATACCGCTGCCCTTGGGGATGAGCCACGGGGGGCGAGTAACCGTATTGCAGTGCTCTATGATCTGGCTTCGAGCCCTATTGTAGGCCACCTGTATAGGAATCGTCTGCTCCAGAGCGCAAGTCCCCCACAACCGACCCGGAACTGGGATCTCTGTCACATGCTGGTATGGGAAAGTGGGGAACCCAGGCTTGTTCCTTTCCTTCCTGACTACCTTTTCATTTATGATGACAGCCCACCAGCCATCAGGCTCCTTAATAGTAGGCTTTACATAAATAGTCTTTACCTCTACTGACTCATCCAGCTGCTTACCCCCGCTACCACCCAGTCCAGCGCCGAAAGCAGCACCATCCATCGTCTTTAGCTTCTCTTGATGATGGAAAGAGTTGTTGTCGGCATCTGCCTCGGGAACATAATCGCCCTTCTTCAGGCCATAAGTATCTTCTACATAGGAGGGGCTCCTGGATCTGACATCTATAACCCACTCGCACTTGTCAAATGTATCGGCAGCTGGGTCGGGGAAGACATTAAAAGGAGACACCACCTCTATATCCACATCTCCTATGTTTACTGATAACCTGTCAGGGGAGTCATCTGGGCCCACCAGCCCTTCGTCTCTCAGCTCATTCAGGATAGACTCCTTCATCTCTGCCTCCTCAGACTCCGTAGAGGCAAAGCCCTTGCCGAGCTCGTTAATATCGAAAGTTATCTTGTCTCCCTTATTGGCATTCCAGAATACTCGTAAGAATGCATTGCCCGTTATCGCTCTCCACTTAACCAAGTCTATGAGCTTGGATTCCATGTCGAGATTCTTCCACTGATATTTAAGATACTGAGTGGCGATAAGGGAGGTGATCCTGTCCTGCGTCTCGGCTGTAGCTGGAGATACTACCCACTGAGGCTTGGCTCTAAGGGTGGAAGCTACGATTCTGCGGACAATAGGCATCAATCGGTTGACTACTATCCTCACCCTGTGCTTCGGAGCGTGAGGTAGATAGAGGCCTCTCGTATGTGCGTCCCATTGAAGGTATTGATGTCCAGCATAGTAGGCAATATTCAGATACCACTGACGCTCAAGCTTGTCCCTGTAAGCTCGAATGTCCTTTAGCTTCACTTCTACGAAGTCGATGATCCCGCGATTATTCCCAATGCGTAATTCTGGAACTCGTGGGAGGACTTCGCCTTGCTTCGTGGTTCTTTTCTTCGTATAAGCCATTATTCAGCGGTCGGAGGAAGATTACCATTATACCTGTCGAGCTCGCGGGCCAGTTCTTCAGCATCGAACGCCATTTGTTCGCGAGACCTTGGAGTGTCTGGGCCGAAATGCGGTCTTTCTGCGGACCAGTCGCTTTCGGAGACACCATGGTACACTTGTAAATCATGGGCTGAGATGTGTTTGATTGCATAATGCAACTCCTTTATCAGAGGCCTTACTACATCCTCGGCAAGCCTGGCGCTTGCAAGGCCGCCCACCACCGCCCCGATGATGGTGAAGACGAAGCAGGCGGCTACAGTTAAGATTAATTCCATTACAATACTCCAATTAATTTAACGACCACACTAGAGAAAGCACCAGCCATGGCAGAAGCTCCAAGAAGCCATGCCCTACCTTGTTCAAGAGAACGAATACGGGAATCATGCCTGGAAAGAGTTTCAGAGTGCGCACCTAAAGTTCTTATTAGAGAGTCAACCTTACCTTCAAGCCTGCCTATCGCTATTAAAATCTGCTGATCGGCCATCAATACTGATCCCCAAGGTAATGATTGGGGGGGGTGCCTGGCCCTTTTTGGATTTTACGCATTAACTGATTCCATGAATGATCCAAGCGCATCTTGGATGTGTCGCTTATTTGTCCATCTGCCGTCTGGTATACGGGACTGTTATAATCGTCCCACTGGTTTGGTTCAACTGGAATCTCCCTATGCATTCCTCCTGCGATCACATATCTCGTCGCATCCATAAGGTGGTCGTGCTTCTTAACTGGCTTTGCAGCCCTCCTATCCGTCTCTCTCCCCCAGTTCTGCTTCGTCTTTCTGCGGTAATTTCCTCGTTCGCGCAGCCAATTATGACAAGTCGAGAAGACCTGGAGCCGGGGCTCTCCATCAAGGGCAAGCATGAGCCTTCTCTTCACGAGCTCGATGCCGACTTCCACATCGTTCATGGCAGGGACGACATGAAGGCCGTGATCGTTAGCTAGCAGGTTGCCGACTTTCAGTGAGCCTGAGACATTATGCCCGAACTCCGCCGGATCAATCCATCTGGTCGTAATAGGCTCCGAGTGCTCGGTGTCATATAGCCACTTCCCTGCCCCTTCAACCCAATGGGGGTTTGGATTCCACCCCTCTGAGGCGAAGATGAAGTCAGCTATGTCTGCGCAGGTGGTGGCGTGTTCATACATTTCCCTGTATATGAAGAGCTTGTCATCAGGGGCCATGGCTATCCATATACCGGCAAAGCAATTCCACCCTGGATCCAGGCCCATGAACTTCGGCCAGTCGCGAGGTATCTCGAATGGTTCACATACATGCGATGGCCCGAACTCCGTATAGATAAGGCCTACCCTACGAAGGGTCTTGCCGTGCACACGGATATCTATTTCCTCCTTGGTGGAGCCAGCCATCATGTCCGTCAGGACATCTTTGCTGACATGCCCCGCATCGGCAGCCCGCATAGTAGAGAAGCGGAACATATCTACATTAGAGTCATTGTTCTCGAACCTCTCCTCCAGGCGCAGCACCCACTCAACCGACTCAACAGCAGTAAGAGAATAAACGGCGGGAGCTCCGTGAGCCAACCTGCGGGGCTCAAGCTCTTTATATAGAGCGTCGTCAATTTCCTCGTCAACCACAACCAAGTCGATAGCAGCTGACTGCAGTTTACGGCGTGCTGTATTCGCCCCGACTGCCGACAGGAACTTGACCTTCCCGCCCCCATGGGTATGAATATAGGAGGGGATCGAGGAATGAGGAATCGTTTGCCCCCGCCGTTTAATTTCCCAGGATGGGAGTATGTCTTGAAGGTGCCGCCAGATACCCTCCTCGATGGTGCTGTAAGAAGCAGAAATCACCCATATCTGTGGGGCAGAGACGGTCTCCTGATACGGGTGATTTCCCATTAGCCACCACCTGATCTCTTGTGCGGCTGCGCGAGTTTTTCCGCTCTGGTTCCCCCCAATGATGAGACGGTGCATCGAGGTAGACTCGTGGAAGGACTGCTGGTTCCTCATCTTGTTATCGTCCGGGACATAGTCCTTCCCCGGATGATTCATGACATCAAGAGCTAATCTACACGGATCGTGTATTACAGAGAGGATATCAGGACTCGCTAGGTCGAACGCTGAGATCTTCTTCTTCTTCGAAATCGACTTCAATGCCAAATACTCCTTGAAGTACGGGAGCGACCACCTTTTCCACCATCTCCATTCGCTCCTCGCTAGAAAGTTTATCGTAATTATGAGACTTCTTAAAGCCCATCATCTCCCCAATCTGCCGGAGAGCTCCGAGACGGGAGTGCGGATCTTTGTTTGCATCGGCTGCAATAGCCTCTAAACTGGCCAGCCAAGTCTCTTTAGTTCTTATCTTTTTACCCATGGAGTTATTATGCCTAGCGACAAGCTGAATGATATAAAAGAAATGTACTCAAAGTTCGAGAGTGAATATTCAATTAACAAGATTGGAAGCCCGCTCCCTGGGCGCTCGCGACTTCAGATGTTCGGGCCGAGCCTACAAATTATGGCGGATATCCCCCACATATGGTTCGACACCTACGCCAACGCCCCGCACGCGATCAACTGGTTAGTCGAAGAGTTAGAGAAGCTGACTAAGCATCGAGATGCCCTTGAGAAAGAGATTAAGTACCATAAGAAGGTTCATGAAGACGCAGAGAAGAAGCTATTAAGGAAGCTAGCTGATGCCCAATCTAAACAAAGTGATACTCCTGGGGAAGCTGACAAGGACACCGGAGATAAGGTACACACCAAACGGAAAGGCCGTAAGCGATCTGGGAGTCGCAACAAACAGGGTGTGGAGAAACTCAAAGGGTGAGAAGCAATTCGAGACGACCTACAGCCAGGTGACGATGTGGGGAAAGCATGCAGAGACTATCTGCAAGTTCCTGGAAAAGGGTAGCCCTATCTTCATCGAGGGCAGAGTTCATCTGGAGCGTTGGAAGAGTCCAGAGGGCGAAGCACGCCAGAAAATGAAGATAATGGGGGAGAACTTTCAGTTCGTCTCAGCGGGTAAGAAGGATGAGGACGACTGAGCTACTTAGCTCGCTCGATGTCGAAGGTCCACTCGTCCCTCTGCTTCTTAGGCTTGAGGTATAGCTTCAGCCATATAGCGCCGACGGGTTTCGGGGGCATGCCCCTCTCGATAGACCACTCGCCATAGCTGTGCCCATCCTTGTAGGAGTCCTTGTATGAAGGCACCTGTATGTGCGTCTGCTCATCCTGGAAGACCTTCCCCCTCTGTGAGACACGGATACGCTGAATGGGGACTACCCATTCATTGTGTATATGTCCAGATACAATGATATTCGCATCAGGGACATAAACAGCGCGTCTCGATGTCTGGATCACGCCACGAGTAACCGGCGCTCCCCCTCCCTCTCCATGCGTTCTCCACAGCTTGAGTGTATGAGAGGCGTTCCGCTTGTTGTCACCGCCCCTCTTCACGGAGAGGAACACCCATGAAGTATACGAACCGCAGAAGCCCTTGAAGCCTCCTATCACCCTGAGCCGCTCGGCCAGGCGTTCCGTGAGGTTCGTCTCGCGACGCTTGAGTACGCTTGTTTCGTGGTTCCCAGTCCCCAGTACAGCAAAGTTGGGAGCGTAGGGCTTTAGGAAGTCGGCATAGGTAGAGACGAGGGCATCAAGGTAGTCGTCGACCTGATGCTCTGGCTTCAGTGCAGACTTGTCGGATCGAGGATCCCACTTCCCTTGCATGGCACAGAAGGCATCGCCATTGTCGATGATGACGGCATTGCGCTTCTTCGCGAGCTTCAGGTGCTCCTCCTCCATGTCGTTCAAGGAGTCGGGGTTGTCATGATGAGCATCAGAGCGAAGCAGCACCCAGGCCACATCGCCCCGACCCTCAAAGTCAAAAGTTACTCGGTGGACATTGCGTCCAAGCTCCGAACATTTCCAATTTGGAAATTTCATCTAAATACTAATAGCAGGTCACTGGGCAGTCAGGGATGTATTCGCCAAAGAATACATGACGCAAGCCATAGACGACATCGCCTATTGTAACGCTTCCATCACGGTCTACATCCGCTGCATCTGGGCAAGGCAGCTCTCTGCCATTTCTCCATAGGGAATTAATGATTAGAATGGAGTCGTCCATACAGATTTGTCCATCCAAGTTAGCGTCACCACTTACGGTAGGGGCGCTGTAATACTGACCATGCAGAGTTATGTTCAGAGATATCAGAAGAACAACAGTGAGAAAGACCAATAGCTTTACAGCTTCAGACATAAAGTTCCTTTCTCCCGCTCAAGGATTATATGCCATACCCGCCAAGAATCAGAGGATTATCTGCACTGGTGTCCATCCTCATATATGGATTCCAATACTGGCTGAATGGCAGGTTCGCTCCAGGCCTTCTTGCTGGATCTGCCATGAAGCCTGGGGGTCTGTTTTGCCATTGATTCTCAAAGTTCCATGAGCCCTCGTTGTACCTGTGGACTGCCTGGGGGCTCCACTGCTGCATGATCCTCTCCCAAGGAGCGTCCCTGTGGACTCCGAAATCGGAGGTACCCCCGTACTTCCTCCGTTCATTTGGGTTCTGAAAGGCTTGCCCCGGACCCCATGGCATCGTTCTTAACGGCCTGCCCTGCTGCCAGTAATCGAAAGCCATGTTTTGCTGCCTGTTGATTCGGTCCCCTCCGAAAGTCGGAGTGTCCGCGAACTTGTTCAGAATTCTGTTCTGCAGCATAGTCCTCTGGAAATCAGTGAGCCTCTCTCCAAACATCTGCCCGCCCTGCCCGGACTGGCTCCAAATAGGGCGGACAGAAGCGCCGTGAGATCCGCGCTCTTCTTGCACTCGCGCTTCTCTGCCCCGTCGCTGGTCTTCCTGCGCCTCAGCCAGCCGCGCTCGAAGATCTTCCGCCTCTTTCCGATTACGCTCATTCTCAGCTGCAAGAGCCTGAGTGTGCATATCGTTGGGTTGTTTGTGGTCGCCTATGTTTGAAGTATGCGGCATTACTTAGCTTTCCATGCTGGAACTTTGATTGTCAGTTCTTGCCCGATAGTAACCTTATCAGGATCTTCTATAGAGTTCCACTTGACTATGTCCTGCCATTTAACTCCCCACTTCCTGCCTATGCCAGACAATGTCTCGCCCTTCTTAACTTTTATCTTTCTGTCGTGCGCAGCCTTTACCCAGGGTTCATCATAGGCCAAGGTATTCGGCCTGAAGAGATCGAGGATATCCTTCGGAACAAGCTTCTGCCTTCTGAGCTTGGCCCTGTTCCGCCAGCCCCTCGACCCGCGCTGCTGAGCGCCCGTCATTATCAGCTGCGCTCTCTTGGTGGCATCCTTCTCAAGCGCACCCT